TTCATCACGTTAACGCAAATCCAAGTGACAATAGACCACACAATCTGAGAGTTGTGCCAAAGTCTAAAAACAGGTCATTTAGGAGAACATCAACAGGGAAAATGAGGAGAATTTAAAATGGTATTACCTTTATTATATGCAGGAGTTATGATTGCTACTACAGCAGGTAGGATAGCAATACCTATTGTTGCACGTTACATTATTAAGCATGGGGCTAAAAAAGCCGCAAAGAAATATGGAACTAAGATTGTCTCTAATACAAAAATTGTTAAGCAAGTAAAACAAATTAAAAATGTATCTACTAAAACAGTTAAGGGTAAACCTGTAAAGTTTGTAGCAAAATCTGCAAAGCAAAAAAACATTGCTAAGAAGATAGCAGAGAAAAATCAAAAGAAATTAGATAAATTTAACCCTAGAAAAAAGATACAAGCGAAAAAAACTACGGATACAAAATTAGCAAGTCCGAAGACTACAAAAGCAAAACCTTCTAAAACTGATTTAATTAAAAAGGTTGATAAGAAAGTAGTTACTAAAAAAGTAGATAAAAAATCTTTGGCTACTAAGAATAAGCAAGATAAACTTGTTGCAGAACAACAAAAAAAATATTTACTGGAAAGAACTGTTAGGGGTAAACCTATACCTAAAAATAAATCTTTAGTTACTGTAAAGCCTAAAGTAAAACCTAAAGTAAAAACAAAACCTAGTGGTAGTAATCTTCCAATTATTGTTGGTGGTGGACTTGGACTTGCAGGTATATTTGCAGCGGCATCTAAAAAAAATAAAAAGAAAGCACCTAATATTCCAAAAGGTCTTACACCCCCATCAATATTAAATCCTAAACCTAAAACAGGTACAGGAAGAGGTGAAGGTTCAAAAGAAACGACAAGAAGAAGAAAAGATGCTGTTGGAAGTGCAAGAAAATCTTCTGGCCCTACAACTAGGCCTAAATTAACTATGGATAGAGGTAACTCTTTTGAAAACAGAATTAGAAGATTAGTTAGTAAAAAAGATGCATTAACTAAAATTCCTTCTGGTGATGGTCGTAGTGAGTATCAAGTTCGTATAGGTAAATTGAAAAAGGAAAATCCTAAAGCATTTAAGAAAATGTTTAAACTTGGTGGATTTGGAAACTTAAAGGATTAATAATGCTAACCATCCTTAGATTCATTTTTGCATTTGGAATAAAGAAAGCCATAAAGAAATTTGGTAAATCAGCTGTTTCAAAAGCAACAAAAAAAACTGTATCTAAAAGTAAACCTGTAAAAAAAGTTACAGAGTTACAAAGAGTTAAAGCCCAATTAAAAAGAGATAAACTTAATCCTAGACTGAAGGTTAAAGAACCAAAAGGAAAAGATATTATTGGAAAAGTAAGTCAAAATTTTGGTAAGGCAAAACCTTATGGTTTAACAAAATCACAAAAAGATGGTATTGCTTATCTTAATGCTACGAGAGGCCCCGGTCATACATTAAAAGATTTAAAAAAAGTAATGGCTCAAACTAAAAAAAGATTAGCTATGAAAAATAAACCAAAGAAACCATAATGGAATGAATAAAAATGGATGACAGAAAACAAAAAAAAACTACTGATAATAAAAATAGATTAGAAAATAAAGGACGTAAAAAAAGATTAGCAAAAAGTCCTATAAAACAATTTGCACAAAAAATTTTAGAAGCGGCAGGGTTGCCTATGTATTTAAAAGAAGAAACATATAAAGAAAATGTAGCAAAAAGTCGTAAGAAAAAAGAAAAACAGGCAAAATTAAGAGCACCTAAAGATAAAAAATTTATGGGTCATACATCAGTATAATGCCAACATATCAATATTATCATAAAAAGAAAAATGAATACTTCACGGATAATTTACCCTTTCATAAAAGAAAGTGGCCTTGTAGAGACCCCTTTGTAGAACTTGTTATTACTGCTCCTAATATATCTGTTATTTCTGATAATGGTGGTAAAGAAGATAAAGCAAGAGAAACAATCTTAGAATCTGCAGAAATAGGATTTCAAGAAAGAGATAAACAAGAAAAATTAGGATTAATAGCGGAGGTTCCAGAATGGTCGAAGGAAAGACGAATAAAGAAAAAACAAAAGAGTCAGTGGTTATAGAACTACCCCAAGTAATACCTAATAAAGAAGTAAATGAATTAGGCTACCCTATGGATGACCCTTATGGATTAGTAGCGGCTTTTTGGAATAAAGAAGCACCAATGACAGTATTTGGAGAAAAGTAATGGTAGCAAAAAGAGGATTATACGCAAATATAAATGCTAAAAGAAAAGCAGGAACAAGTAAGAGTAAAGCTAAATCTACTATTACTCCTAAAGCATATGCAAATATGAAAGCAGGATTTCCTAACTCTAAAAAAAATAAAAAAGTAATATAATGAAAGGTGTAAAGCATTATACAAAAGATGGCAAAGAATTTAAAGGTGCTACGCACAAAATGAAAGATGGTACATTACATTCTGGTAAAACACATACAGCTAGTTCTAAAAAACTAGTTCACTTTAAAGACTTATCAGCAAAGGCAAAAAAAGTAGCCAAAGCGTAATGTCTAAAATAGAAAAAATGTATCAATCTCTAGGTACTAAACCTTTTTATTTAAGAAGAGCATTAAATCCTAATACTGTTACAACAGGTAAAAATGAAACAGTTAGATTAGCCCAAACAGATAATATAGTTTATCCTACTGTTAGAATGGTAAAACCCGGAAAAGGTGGAGTAGGTAATACCTACTTAAAAAAATTACCAGTAAAAAAAGCAGAACAACTTGCAAGGAATAAACGAGATTTTATTAGTTTTAATAGCGAAAAAGATGCAAGATATTTTGCAGAAAATTTTACTAAGTTAATAGATAAAAAAAGAAAAAATGGTTCTTAAAAGACATAAAAATCCTAAAGGTGGATTAAATGAAGCAGGAAGAAAACATTTTGAAGCAAAAGATGGTGGTAATTTAAAATCTCCTGTTAAGAGAGGAAAAAATCCACGAAGAGTTTCTTTTGCTTGTAGATTTGCAGGTATGAAAGGTTCGATGAAAGATTCAAAAGGAAGACCTACTCGTTATGCACTAGCATTAAAAGCATGGGGTTTTGGTAGTAGAGAATCGGCGGCTAAATTTTGTCAAGCAAACAAAAAGAAGTAAAATACTATTGGCAATGGTATTGGGAAACTGATTGGAAGAATCAAAAATGCAAATCAATATATTATGGCCCTAGACTTGATTGGATGAAATTATTTAAAGATGAACCTAGTAACACAAGAAAAAACAAAAGAACTAACAGACCAACAAAAAACATTTCTTAACGCATTGTTTGGAGAAGCTAATGGCAGTCCAAAACTTGCAGGAGAAATAGCAGGTTATTCAGAACATTCATATCCAAAAGTAATTAAATCACTAAAGGATGAAATATTACAAAGAGCAGAAGAGGTAATGGCTTCATACTCACCAAAAGCAACTATGGGATTAGTTAAAGCAATGGATGAGGATGGTAGTGTACCCGGTGCTAGTATAAGAGTTGAGGCGGCTAAACAAATACTCGATAGAGTAGGATTAACAAAAAAGGAAAAATTAGATGTCAATCTCAAATCAATCTCCGGAATCTTTATTCTCCCTCCCAAGGATGGAGGAGCAGGAGAAGATTCTTCTTCGTAAAAGAAAATCAAGAGTAATACCCTTTGGGTATAAACAATCTAACGACCCAGATTTTTTAGAACCTATTCAAGATGAGATAGATGCTATTGAACAGGCAAGAAAATATATTCAAAGTTCTTCCTATAGAGAAGTAGCAGATTGGATGTTTAGAAAGACTGGTAGAAAAGTAACTGGTATGGGTTTAAGAAAAATTTTAAGTAGAAAATGGTAGATGATATTGCACCACCTAAAAAGAAAAAAGTAGGTAGGAAAAGAACAACAACAGTATCAGCTAAAACACAAACTCTTAAAGAAAAATTTGTTAAGGCAAAAAAATCTGCAACAAGAACATTAAATGCAGAAAAGAAAAAAGTAGAAAAGGCTAGAGAAAAATATGTGTTAGCCCAACGAAAAGCACAAACAAAGAAAAAGAATTTAAAAGAAATAGAAGATGTCCTTATAGGCAAAAATTCACAAATTGTTGAAGAAGATAAATTAGAAGACTTAGCACCTAGTATACAAGATGTTATAGCAGAAAAAGAAATTATCTTTCAACCTAACGATGGCCCTCAAACACAGTTTCTTGCGGCAAGTGAACAAGAAGTATTTTATGGTGGAGCAAGAGGTGGAGGTAAATCCTACGCTATGCTTATTGACCCTTTGCGATATTGTCATAAACAACATCATAGAGCATTGCTTCTTAGACGTTCAATGCCAGAACTTAGAGATTTAATCTCACACTCACAACGCTTATATCCTAGGGCATTTATAGGAGCAAAGTGGAGAGAACAAGAAAAAGAATGGCGATTTCCTTCCGGTGCTAGAATTGAATTTGGTTATGCAGAAAATCTAACAGATGTACTTCGTTACCAAGGACAATCTTATACATGGATTGGTATTGATGAATTACCTCAATTTCCAACTCCAGATATATATAACTTTTTACGTTCATCACTTCGTAGTGTAGACCCAGAGATACCTGTATTTATGAGAGCAACAGGTAATCCGGGTAATGTTGGCTCAACATGGGTTAAAGAAATGTTTGTTGAACCAGAAGAACCAAATACACCATTTACTGTAGAGATAGAAACACCTGTAGGTGTCAAACAAATAACTAAAAAGTTTATATCAGCAAAATTACAAGATAATCCGTATCTTATGCAAACAGATGACTATATGATTATGTTA